TTCTGCTCTCTCACTAACCTTTTGGTCATCATATTGCTCACCAAATGGCTTGCATAATATAGCTAAGATATAAGGTAGTGATGGAATAAACTCATTAGCCTTTTCTAATTCAAAACACTCCACCACCTCGCTAAATGTTGCTGATGCTAAAGGTGCTTCATTGCCAAAGTAATCTTTTTTTGATTCAGGGAGATGGTAAACAACACCATCATGCTGAAAACCCATAAGTTTAGTATATTCAATAGGGCTAAATAGAAAAGCCAACTTGCTGAACATATCTATCTTCACCTGATAAGATATTTTTTCGCCTTTAATACCTGTCCAAAACTCTATAATGTTATGAAATAAATCAAGGTCATTAAATAACTGCTCTTTAATATCTTCAGGGTCTAGGTCTTTAATGATATCATAAAAGCCTATATACTTATCAAGGGTAACATCGCACCAATCAAATGGAATATTTATTTTTTCATTGGTATCTTCTCTAATGTATTTATACATTACTTTTCTAGTTCCTCGATAACAAACCTAATTGCTCTGATAGCATTTCTTAGATGCTTTGCGCTAGATACTTTGCTTGCTCTTTGAAACTCTGTAGCTTTCTTGCCTAACTCTGAACACATCTCATGATAAGATGCCGTAAGGTCTTCTTTTATTTCTTCTACTGCCTGTGCAGTCTTTGTTTTTTTAGTACTCTTTGCCATAATGTTTTTATTTGTTTAATAATCTAACTTCTCCAATATTTGTATTAACTCTTGTCATTCTTCAATCTCTTTTAATCTCAGCTTATTATATAAGCCCTCATCAACCCTCCGAATATACGACATATTTTTTTCATAGTCAAAAAGGGTTTTCTTCTCATCTACTGTGCCATGCTCCCATATATCATGGCATCCTTTGTGTTCTCCTATGCTTAAGCAATGATAAGTAATATTGTCATATTCACAGGTTAGGTCAGGTCTTTTTGCTCTGCTGATGATATGACTGTGAGATAGTGCCACCTGCCCGCTATACCTATTACACCCCGTACACATATGCTCCCTCGTTTCTGATATCATAGCATATACGCCATATAGTTTACTCTTGTTTTTCATTTAGGTAGTTTAAAAGGTGTAAAAGCCTGTCATAATAAGGTCTAAAGGTCTTGTTCTTTGGGTTTGCTCTAAGATACGAAATATGTGAATTAATAAACAGTTTAGGATTATTGATAACCCCTCCTATTATAGATATCGGTTCTTCAGGTATTTCCATTTCATTAAACCTCCTTTCTAACTCATCAAGTGTTACCACTCAATCTATTACGTTATATTTTTAAATAGGTTATAAAATAAAAAACCCCCAATCATTTAAGACTGAGGGTTTGAAACAAAACATATAAGTTTATTCGCATCTTGTTAATGCTATTAAAATCCCTTCTCTACTGATTGGAATATCTCGTTTTGATATCCATACATTTTCGCTTTCAGTTTCTGCCTCTTTGCTTAATCCTTTTACCCAATTTTTATGCTGTTTTATTAATCGTTTTTGTTCTTTGATTGCTTTAGACTTATTGGTGTAAGGGTCTTCTATTGCAACACCACTTTCATTAAAATATGTTACTATATAAACTATCATAATCATTTATTTAGTTGTTCTTTATTTTCTCATTAATAATTGCATTGTCGCATCAACTTCTTTTGTGTTATTGTTTGTGTAATCATATTCAGGTTTGTTTTTAAAAAACTTAACTAATTTTTCATTAGTATAACTTCCTATATAAATAGCACCACAAATGTTAAACAAATAATAGCTTTTTTTGTATTCCCCACCTTTAAGCCTGATAATTGTATTTGGTGTAAGTATCTGTGCTTTTTGCATAGCAAACTTTAATAATTCCATTGATGGATTCATAGTATCAGATGGATTTTCTAGTGTTGGTTGAGCTTGGTTTGAATTTTTCATAATAATATAGTTTAAATGTTTTTAATTAACTTATAATACTAAATTACTAAAGTTAATTTAAATTAATTAATAAAATAGTAATAAAATTTAAAATAATTTATTTTTTACAGTTTTGACATATTCCTTTTATATGGTTCTTCATAGCCATACAATTTTCACAATACTCTAATTCAAACTCTTTTATTTGCTCTGTATTATCCAAATGCTCTAACTGTTTTCCTCATTCCTATTGCTCCTGTAATGGCATATCTTAGGGCATCAAGGGCATGGTCACCCTTAGCATTTATAGGTGCGTTTATCATCTCTCCATTCTTCTCTTGCCATTTATAATTCCTTATCTCTTGTAAAAGGTTATGACTATCCTGATGTATCAATAAACTTTGTTGCTGAACTAAGTTGATGCCATGCTTTACTGAATCTCTGCCTTTAGTACATGGTATAAGCTTAATCTTGTTTTCTCTTGCTAATTGTGTTTTGTTAATTTCTACGATAGACTTAGGCTCGGCAGAATCAGCATATATTATTGCATCCTTTATTCCTTTAGATATCATTTTATCAATAAGGTCATAGTTTGTTAGCCCTGTTTCGTATATATGTTCTTGAATATGGATGTATCTGCCCTCTTTTCTAATCTCTATAAGCGCAGATGGGTCATTTGTAAATCCGAAATCCAACCCAAAGAACCTCCAATCATAGCTTTCAGTCATCTCACTTGTAGACTTCCAATTATTATAAATCAGTCCTTTAATCTCTCCCCATTCCCCAAGTCCAAAGATGCGCCAAAAGTTAGGGTCATTCTCCCTCATGTATTCAATCCTCCTGACTGTTTCTTTGTCTAGGAATGAATTATCTAAGTAGTTTGATTTAATAACTTCTGCCCTACCTTTATCTTCAAGTTCTGTCTTTATCCAACTATACATATCAGATGGATTAAAGTCTAAAAATATCTTGTTAGGCTTACCATCTTCAGACTTCCTTGATAATCTTAAATACAACTGATTAAAGTCTTCATAAGTGAATGAATCAGCTTCATTAAGCCATACGTAATTGCTTTCTAATCCCCTGACTTTATGGGCATCATCAACAGAAAGAAATAC